GGAGTACAGTCGGGTTACCAGTGAGTGTTCGGGACTAATTGTCACTCGTGGTGCCAAGGGTGCTCTAGTACCGCATCACAACATTGATTGTCCTGCACTGCCGGTAGAAGTGGCCGATGTCACTGGCGCTGGCGATACGTTTTTGGCTGCGTTGGCCTATCGTTATTTGCAGACTCGAGACATAGCAGAGGCTGTGGCCTTTGCCATACGTGCCAGTGCAGTCACAGTGCAACATCTTGGGTGTTATGCACCCACAGTGGAGGAAATATGAAAATTTTACTTACCGGTTATAAAGGCTTTATTGGCAGTCACATCTTTCGAGCGTTGGAAACACAGAGACATGATGTTTCTGTGTATGAATGGGGCGAATCATTGCCGTCAGTGATGGAGCAGGACTGGGTCATACATTGTGGTGCCATCAGTTCAACCACTGAGCGTGACTTGGACAAGATCATGCGCCAGAACGTGGACTTTACTAGACAGTTGTTTGACGCTTGCAAAACATACGGAGTCAACCTGCAGTACTCCAGCAGTGCTAGTGTGTATGGCATGGGCACTGACTTTAGCGAAACTGCACCATTGGATCCACGCACACCCTATGCCTGGAGCAAGTATCTATGTGAATACTATCACAGACAGCATCAGGGTGGCAATATAGTGCAAGGTTTCCGTTACTTCAATGTGTACGGGCCCGAAGGCGAAGAACACAAAGGCAAGCAGGCCAGCCCTTATGCACAGTTCAAACGCCAAGCTGAAGAAACTGGCCAAATCTCTGTGTTTGAAGGCAGCGACCAGTTCCTACGAGACTTTGTTCCGGTGAGTCAAGTGGTCGAGGCGCATGTGAAATTTTTAAATGTAAAAGAAAGCGGTGTATGGAATGTGGGCACGGGCCAGCCTAGAAGTTTCATGTCAGTGGCCGAAGAGTTTGGAGTTCCTATTACCACTATTCCCATGCCAGCAATTCTAAAAGATTCATATCAGAAATACACCTGTGCTGACATGACCCGATACAACAACACCGTGAGAGATCTATGAAATCGCTGTACTTTGCCTATGGTGCCAACATGCACCCAACCGCAATGAAGATGCGTTGCCCGGCGGCAGTTCCGTTGTGCCAATTCAATTTGCTAGATTGGAAATTGGAGTTTTATAACCACGCCACCATTGTGCCCCAAGCCGGTTGTTATGTGCCAGGTGTGCTGTGGGAAATCACTGAAGATTGTGAATACGCTTTGGATGCATACGAAGGTTATCCCGCATACTATACCAAACGTGATTGGTATCAAGGCGACCGGGATTTTTTCTTTTATGAAATGGCTCCTAGTAACCGTTCCGGATCACCTGGCAGCAGTTATGTTGCCAACATTGCTGACAGTTATCGACATTGGAACATACCCAGTGACGTGTTAAAGGCTGTGACATATGAAAACTACGCTGACCAAGCGGCCTAAAACTTTCAGCTTTGAAATACGAGATGCCGAAAGTTTCAGGCACAGCATCTCAATAACCAAACCATTTGGATCACTTGATTCGGTGATAGACTGGGCCAAGACCGAACTCACAGAAGAATGGCGCTGGCAAGTGGTACGCACCAGTTCGGATCGTATGCCAGGCACCTACGTATTTTACTTTGATTCTGAATCGGACTATTTGGCATTTACTATGAAATTTGCCTGACAGGTTGACAACTAATGAGAAGTTTGCTATACTACAAGCAATCTTACAAAGGTGTTAGAATGCCATCCATTAACGGACTTACATATTACCAAAAAGACCTGCTTGACTGCATGTGGGAAATTGATACTCCTGAGGAATTTCAAGAATGGTACCTCAATCTCGACCACTACGATCAGAAAGAAGTAGACCTGTTAAAATTAATGCTGGTGTATGATCTACTGGATGAAGTGTACAATCTTGACCAAGCCTGTGAAGTGATTGATCGAGTAAAATGAACCATCAATTTGTAATCATGTGGGACTGCGACGGTCTTGAATACATTGGCGACATCACAGCAGACGATCAACGAATGATTGTGGAAAGCCTTCGAGGCAACAACAGTCCACGTCGTGCTTTGGCCAATCCGTACCACCTGCGACTTAGAGCACAGTTCAATCCACAACGCCACTACGAGATTTACATTGTGGAAGCCACTGACGGCATCACAGAGTCGGATATCCGTGACATGTTTGAAGCGTCACCACAAACAGCCGCTGACACCATACGTGAACTTGGTACTGTGTTTTACAGTGACCGTGCCACCCAAAAAGCGGCAATTGTCTAATCAAGCAGTTTGAGCAAGCTAGCGGTTGACGAATAAGACAATCCGTTATATAATACACACATAGTTTAAATAGTTTAGACTATGTTTTATTAACCAATCCCGCATTGTGTCGGGTAAAGAAGGAAGATTATGGCACAGAAACGGCTCACACGTAAACTTACGGATGTCATTGCTGAAGTTGAAAAACAACTTAAAGCACATTATGGCGTTACACAAAAAGAACTTGACGCTTGGCGAGACCGAGCAAAGGCTCTATCACATAAATTCCCTATTAGTTCAATGATACAGATTGAAGATCTGTGGATTGACTACGAAGTTCAACGAGATGTGCTACACAAGCACATTATCAACATCATGCGAAAATGGGATCCACGCATCTGCTCTCCCGGTTCTGCTTGCCGCTTTGGCGGAAAGCCTCCAATCTATCTGTATGACGCACAACATCGCACTATTGCCGCAGGTATTTTAGGCTTTACAGAAATTCCTTGTGCTGTGGTAGAAACAGACGATCCTAACTTTGCTAGCTATGCATTTGAAATGCTCAACGATACAGGCGTTAAACGTCTTACACCCGGTGACCTCCATCGTAATGCCTTGGTGCGTTACAAGAACGGCAGTCGCGACGTCAAGGTAGTTCATGCTAGAACTATGCAAGATCAATTTGATACCGCAGGAATTGATTTACAAGACAAGAACTCACGTGCAAGTGATAATCTACGTGGTGACAACGATCGTTTCTTTAGTCACTTTAAGTATGCACAAAAAGGCATCGAAGTTGACACATCTGGTAAGGTATTGTTAGAGATACTCACTGCAATTAAGGAAACGTTTCCAGTTGGTGACGAAATTGATCAAGGTGTTTATATTGGACTGTTGGAGTTACACAAATTATCTCGCACAGAAAATGCAACTCTACCGGATGGATGGATGAACACACTCTTAAGTTGTGTGAAGAAAACATTTAAGAGTTCTGCATTGATTCATTCCAAAGCCAAAGTGCAATGGGAACATGTGAACCCGGGTGGCACCTGGACTGCTCCTACTGCTATGAGCAACTTTATGCGGGAGTTGTATATTCGCAACGGCGGCACCAAATTAAACTTACCCTATCATGGAGAAGGCGCTAAAATGGGCGTTACTGATGGCAATGTTGCTCCAGGTTTGTTCCCTACATCGGAGGCAGTATGATTAATTTAAAAGAAGCTAGATCATTCTTAGGAGTTACTGTTAGTAAAACAAGATACTCTGCACGTGAAACACGAGGATTAGATTTTACCATTGACATTGAGTATATTATGGATTTATTAGTTTACCAGCATGGTAAATGCGCATTAACAGGATGGGATCTTGAATTCACTCGTGGCGGATCATACGGGTACGGCACCAACCCAATGGGTTGCACAATGGATAGAAAAAATAACTCCGAAGGTTATGTTAAAGGAAACGTGCAACTTGTATGCTGGAAAGCCAACAAAATTAAAGGTGAGTTAGATGACACGGAATTTAAAGAATTTTGTAAATTAGTAGCCGATCATGCTTAAAGAATCTTTAGATAATTTTACTGCACCTGTGTATGGTAAGACCAAGCGCAGTGCCGAAACTTACCGGACTGTGGCAAAGCATTGCCGTACTCATCTTGACCGGTTGGTTAGTGAATATCAAACAGTTAAGAATGATCAGCAATGGTTGCGTGAAATTCGCAACGACATTGATTACTATCTGCGTCGTTATCACGAATACTGTATCCAACAACGTGATGGAATGAAAGCACACTATCACGAAGTTGGTGCAGATGAAGACTGTGACTTTGAACACCTGATTCCGGCCAGTCGTATTCGTGACCTGTTGTTGGCTGGTGCTGTCACAGTTGAGCAGGCATTGAATGCTCCAACTGTGAGGTTGAGCCGTGCCAAACACATGGCATTAAAAGATGCCGGATGGGCGGCCAAGACTCCGGACATGTGGTTACCATTTAGGCGTTATACCAACGTATTTGAGGCCACGTATCAAACGCACGATGGCACGGAAATAGATCCAGAAACTTGGACTTTGGAACGGCATTTTGACTATTTTAAGCACTTGGTTATAGGGTAATTTTGTTGTGTAAAAACAACACTATTTCGGTTGACCAATTATTGCCATTTTGCTATAATTAGTGTATGAAAAATGCAACATTATCTCGTCCCGAACTGCTAAACGAGTTCGAAGTGCTCCAAGTCGCTGACTACATGGAGCAAAAACATCCTGATTTACACTACACAATGACACAGGGAAACGAGTGCATTTGGGTGTACTACGGAAGTATTAACTTGTATTTCGTGTTTCGAGCTGGAAAAATCGCTGACATACAGGTAGACTAAAACGGTTGACCAAATATTGCCATTTTGCTATAATAGAAGTATAGTAAGTAAAAAGGAGTTCAAAAATGTCATACGTAATCGTAGCCAAAGGTACCGGATTAATCGTCACAGACGGTCCCAATCGAACCCGTGCATACAAAACTTTTGGGGCCGCTAAAGCAACTCGTACCCGTCTCTGTACTAAAGCAGGATGGAACGAAAGCCAACTGAACATTGTGGCTCGTGCAACCTACACTGCACCTAAAATCACTGTGAAGAACATGATGACAGGCAAGTCTGTGGAAATTGATGCTGACACACCGTGGGCTTGCCGAGTTGACAGCGAAGCATTTTGGAGCAACTGATATGATGCACAAAAACGTACAAAAACTCATCAACGATTATCAGGCAATTCTGGACCGGGATCCCTTGGATCAGATGGAAGACACACAGAGTATTCTCGCTAGATTTGCACAAGACTTGGCCACCGAGCTAGGTGAAATCGTAGTAGCAAGTCCGTTCAATAAAGGTACTCGTATGTACTTTGACGAGAAGATTGCTCGCTACGAGATTAAAAAGAGTGT